AAATTAAATTACTTTATCAATCGTGGCAGCTACCATAAATGCAACTATAAAAAGTGAAACTGCTAATAGCTATGTCACATTGACAGAAGCTAATAGTTATTTTGAGACAGTACCAGATTCTTCAACCTGGACTAACAAAACAGACGATCAGAAGAATAGATCATTAATAGCTGCTACAAGATGGATTGATACTTTTGTATTTCAAGGTGATAGATGTGACGAAAATCAAGCATTAAAATTTCCTAGAACAAATTATCAGGTAGATAGAGTTGAATTAAGTTGTTCTACTATTCCAAATAATATTAAATATGCACAATATGAGTTAGCTAGAGCTTTGGCAAATGATACTGATGCTATTACAGGTACTACAGGTAAAGATGGTAATTTTTCTGAAGTAAAATTAGGAGATATTCAAGTTAAATACAATAAAGATAGTCAGGGAACTGGATCTATAAATAATATTATGGATGTTTACCCGTGGCTACAAAGTTATCTTGGAGCATATATGCTAGGTGGAGCAGGTACTTTTCAGATGAGAGTGGTTAGAGGATAATGGCAGGTCAATTAGATTCTATTTTAAAAAGTGTTGCTAAAGATATAGTTTCCACTTTAGGTAATTCTTTAGATACAACTATTACTTATGTAAAGAAAGGAACTTCTAGTTATAACGTGGAGACTGGAGAACAGATTACTGTTGATACAACTTATTCTGATATAAAAGCACCAGTTGAATTTATTAGAAGTGAAGAGGATATTGCAAAAGAAATTAGAGAAGCAAGGATATATATTACACCTGATTTGATAGGAAGTAATCAGCCAACATTTGAAGATGAAGTAATATTAACTTATGCAGGAAGTACTCGAACTGCACAGATAGTTAATATTGACACTAAACAAGGTGGTCAAACTTATCTGTTCACTTTATCGGTGAGATTCTAATGGCTAAATCAAGTCCTGATGCTTTAAGTCAAGGTATTGCTTCAACAAAAGGAGAATTAAATGTTCAATTTAATAACCTGATAAGTACTATTCTTAATGACTTACCATCTGAAAGTCCTCAATATACTGGTTTCTTTGCTTCTAGTTGGCAAGCAAATACTTATCGACCTCCATCAAATGAAGAACAAACTTCTCCGTGGACAAATGTAAAAAGGGCTAAAGATAATGGACAGGATGTAGCACCTATTATTGAACCTAGATACCCTAAAGATAAAAATTATAAATTTGGAGATACAGTATTTATTGGTAATAGAGCTAATTATGCAAGACAAGCTTTAGGATCTCCCAGAAGTTCAATCGTGCCTTATGTAGAAAATCTAGGACAAGTTGTTGATTTTATATTTGGTGGAAGTATTAACAGACCAGATGTAAGAGTTGCTGATACACAAGTATTATATAAAGATACTCAAGGTGGTAGAAGTGCTCCAGCACTAGGTTCAAGGTATTCTAAATTATGACTTTAGTTAACGTAAGAGCAGCTTTTGAAAAAGCTATAACAGATGCAGTTGTAGACGTTGATCCTAGAGTAAAACTTGTATATGACAACGTATCCTTTACCACTCCTGGGAAAACAGTTACTTACATAACAACTTCTATTACTTTCAGTCAATCTACGTTACAAGCTCAAGGTGCTTCTGCTGATTATTATTCTGGTGCGATACAAGCAAATGTATATGTTCCAAAAAGTAAAGGAACTTCAAGATTATCTGAAATTTCTGAATCAGTTATTGATGGCTTAAATACTATTAACAGTTCAAGTTACGCAGATCCTTTTTCTTGTTCTCCAAGAGTAGGAGAAGTTAGTGGTCCGATTCCTGTTGAGATTGAAGATCGTTCACATTTCTTAGGAATCATATCGTGTTCCTTTTTTGCTAATAGCTGATATAATTCTAATAGCTATATAATATTATGACTAGAGCAGTTGATCTCCTTAAAAATAAATTTGGTGTAAGCCAACTTTATAAGTATGACATCATGGATGGTGATGAAATCTTAATTACTATCTATTGGCATCCATTGACTATTGCTGAACGTGAGATGATTCAGAAAAAAAGTGGAACTGAAGATGCTAATGATTTTGCTTTACAGTTAATGATTGAAAAAGCATTAGATAAAGAAGGCAAAAGATTATTTGCTGATGGAGATAAGGCTTCATTAAGAAGAGAAGTTGCTGCTTCTGTTCTTCAAGAGATACAACTAGCAATGTTAGAAGCTGGTTCTGACAAGGAGGTTGAAGAGGCAAAAGCCGATTTGAAAAGCTAATCCTGATTGGATGTTTATTTATTCATTAGCAAATGAATTAAAAAAATCTGTTAGTGAATTATGTGAAACATTAACTCTTGAGGAGATGATAGGTTGGGCTGCTTTTTATGACATAAGAAATGAAGAGCAAAAAAAAGAACAAGATAAAACACAAAGAAGAAGCGTTATACCCAAATCGAGGTAGAATAGAATATATGTTTTGCTAATTAGGTCGAAATGGCGATTAAACAGATTGATCTTGTTATAAATACGAGTCGTGGTGAAAAGAATGTAAGAAAACTTCAGCAAATTGCAAAGCAGGTAGAAAAGACTTTTGGAAATATAAATAAGTTAAAGATAAATATAAAAACTGATCCAGCACAAGCAGCATTAAAAAGATTAAATGCACAAATAGATTTAGGAAAGGCTGCTGTTAATTCCTTTATGGACACTAACAGACCTAATCAGTTTGCGAGAAAAATATCAACGATAAAAGAAGAAATGAGCTTTGTCAGGAAAGCATTTGATGATGCTTCTTCTGCGATAGATAGACAAAGAGCAGCAACAACTTTATTAGCAGGAAATTTTAAAGCATTAAGATTAGAGTCTACTGCTTTTGCTCAAGCGAGTGGTGCAGATCCAAAGAAAACGATAGGAAGTGTTAGTGCAAGATTAAAAGAAATAGAAGCGTTCCCCAGAACAATACTTGCTGGTAATGAAGCAATGTCAATGCTCAAGCGTATGCAAGAGATGACTATTGTTGGTTCAGAAGAGTTTTTAAAAATTAGTAAAGCAATAGGAAGGCAGTTAGGAATAAATGCAAATATTCAAAGTCAGGCAGCTAGAGCAGCTAAACCATTTACTGCTGCTACCGCTTTTGTTACTCAGGAACAGATAAATGCTTTAGGAGGTGCAACTCTTGTACCACCAAGTAGAAGATTACCAGCAGCAGGTCAAACAAGTAGTCAGTTTATGACTCCTACAACTCAACAGGTAAAAAGAGCAAAACAACTTACTAGAGAATCTGAAAAGGTATTACAAAATGAAAAGAAAGTTACAAATGAAGCAAAGAAACAACAATCTATTAGAAGAAAAGAAGCTCAAAGAAGATTAAGAAATATTGGAAGAATTAGAAAACAAAGAAGGCAAGAACAATTCTTGGGTGCAGGTTTTCCATTATTATTTGGTGGAGGACCAGGAGCAGTTGGTGGTAGTATCTTAGGTTCTGCACTTGCACCAGCAGGAATGGGTTTTGGTGCTCAAATACT